TTCCTTAATTCCCTCGGATTAAAAATGTCCCCCGGGGGTCGCGCCCCCCGGGAGACTGGCCAAGGGAAAGGCCGTTTTATTTGTTTAGCTCCTTTTTGATTTTGGCAACAACTTGATCGGCTTTATTTAGAGCCTCCGCTAATTCCCGGGCTTCTTTGAGGGCAATTTGGAAAGCGCACCGGGAGGTTTTGCCGATATGTCGTTTTTCCCAGGTTCGAACGACTGAAACAATTTTTTTGCTTCGAGCGTCAATTCGGTCAATATCGGCAACGGTTAGTGTATCGGCGATTTCCAAAACCGCAACACGTCCATATTTACCCCAGCATGAAGCTGGCATGTTAGCCCCTGCGGTTTTGACAACGTAATGTGTTCCTAGTGTTTCCATTTTCTTTTCCTTTCCCTTTGTGTTTCCCTTGGCCATGATTTAAATGTAACGTTCTATATTTAGCCTGTCAAACAGTTTTTTCGTTTTTTTCGGTTCAAAAGGCGTTTGACTTTGAACTTAGGCGCCTTTTTTATCCTTGACAAGTTTACAGTATTACTGAATAATGGTATAGTGGTACCGGATTATGGGAAGTAAAAAATCAAAAGGCGCGCGATCATGGGACCTGGCGAACGATCTAGACGGTTGGCTAGATGAGTCGGGCACGCCAGATCCCGGGCGCTTTCTCGCTATGGTCATGGCCGGGCAAGACCCTCGTACTGGTACTGACGTTAGCGAGCTGTGGGCTTTGGTGAACCAGAATGCAGATAGACGACCGAGCAAAGCGGACTGGGATAGAATCGTTGCTATCGTCCTATCTGATGATCGGTACCAACGCGATTTTGTTAGCTCTGAGGAGTCCCTTAAGGCGGCCAAGACCTTGATGGAATTTTTGTACGCCAAGCGCAAGGCTATTGAGGTATCGGGACATGTGTCTTCGACAGTTAGGGTTGTTTCGCTGACTCCCGAACAGATCGAATTGTTCAACGAAAAGTTTTGCGATGAGTACTAATCTTGCTCATAATCTAGACGACCCTCAATGGACGCTCGCAGAAAAGAGTATGCTCAAGTACCATTGCGAAAATAGTCTTTTCGCTTTTTTCCGTTACTTTTTCAAAATCCGTACCGGCCAAAAAGTCATTCAGAGCAAACACCATAAAATCATCTGTGAGACGCTAGAGAGGGTCGCTAGAGGCGAAATAACGCGACTGATTATCAATATACCTCCTGGATATACCAAGACGGAATTGGCTGTTATTGCATTTATAGCGTGGTCATTTACCCGGAACCCAAGGGCTCGATGGATCCATACCAGTTGTGCTGATGACCTCATTTTGTACAATTCGAGCGAGATAAAACGCACAATCATTTCTCCCGAGTTCCAAGAGCTTTGGCCAATGGAGATAAGACAGGATAAAGGCGCGGATAAACTCTGGTATACCGAGCACGGGGGCGGTATGCGCGTTGCCCCGTCGGGTGGCACTCTTACCGGTTTTCGAGCCGGCCAAATGGAGGAAGGGTTTTCCGGGGGCATCGTAATTGACGATCCGCTTAAACCGGAGGATTGTTTTTCAGACGCTATTCGAAATAGGATCAACAGGCGAGTGACGAATACGATTAAATCGAGGCTCGCCTTAGAGCGAGAGACCCCGATTATCCTGATAATGCAGCGATTGCATGACGATGATACCACGGGTTTTTTGTTATCTGGCGGGTCTGGCGATATGTGGCACCATTTAGAGATGCCGGTAGAGATAGACGGCACGGAAGGGGACCCTTATCCCGCAGAGTGGACCGCAGGTATTCCGATAAAATACAAGTATCGCAAGGGGCCTTTATGGCGCTACAAGCTCAATGAGCAAGACATCAAGGTTCTTAAAAAAGACGTTTTTACGTATTCTTCGCAGTATCTTCAAAGGCCCGCGCCCGAAGGTGGGTCGGTATTCAAGCGTTTTTGGTTTGAGTACTATGACGAATGGTTACCTGTTGAGAATCAGCTTCGATTGGCCGATGGGAAGCGAATCAATATTATCTACAAGAACAGTTACGCCGATACTGCAATGAAAATAAAAGAGGTAAACGATTTCTCTGTTTTTCAGTGTTGGGCCTATGGAGAGGATGGGCGGATCTACCTTCTAGATCAAGCCCGGGGCAAATGGGAAGCGCCCGACTTAGAGCAAAAGGCACTTAAGTTTTTTGATAGGCATGCATTTGTACAAGGCAAAAATCATATGGGTGTGAGAGCCCGTAAAGTGGAAGACAAGGCTAGTGGGACCGGCCTAGTTCAATCGATCAACTCAAAAAGGGGGTTGAATTATGTCGAAGGAATCCCGCGTGACAAAGATAAAGTTAGCCGTGCAAAAAGCGCTGCGCCTCGTGTGGCGCAAGGTCAAGTTGTACTACCGCGCTTTGCTTACTGGATAGATGAGTATTTGTACGAATTCGAAAAATTTACGCCACTGATGACCCATAAACATGACGATCAAATCGACCCGACACTGGATGCAATACACGAAATGTTGATCAGTGTGCCGCATATGAGCTACACAAAATTAATGGAGGTCTATTGATGCCAACTCCGATGAGAGAGCACGTATTTCAGGCTATGTCCGCAGTTGATCTTAGTGGATTGGTTGGGGCTTTTGGGGGAGGGGTGTTTTTACCTCCTCACGCAACTACGCATCAAGTGGGTGGTAGTGATCCCCTAGATATTGATTTGATCCCGGGGTACGTGACCCAAGAAGATATAGACCTTTACGTAGATGGGACTTTGGGGGACGATGATAGCGGCGATGGGTCAGTGCTTAGACCTTACGCGACCATTGCCAAAGCCCACGAACAGGTGCCCTTTATTCTAAGGCATTCGGTGCATATTCGAATTGCTGCGGGCAGTTATACGGGCTGGCCGTCTGAGATTTATCACCGAGCGGAAGAAAACGGGCAATTGACATTTGACGGCGCTGCGCCCACAGTGACGGTCAGTGTACAAACCATTACTGGGGTCGCTACTGTAGACCCTTGGACTATTCATGGGATCGAAATTATAGTGGCCGCGGCGGGATGGACTCCGAACGCCTATCGGGGGAAGTACATTAAAATTAAAACCGGGGCGTCCGCGGGGTATTACCTCTCGATTGTTTGGAACGATACCGACACCCTGTATTGCGGGCCCTATAGTTACCCCCCGGCTATCGGAGACGACTTCGAAATCGTTGAGCCCTCGGTCATCGTGAGTGCTACAAACGAGAATTATGACATCCGAATCGACAATGCGCGGGGGCCCTATGGATCGGCGTCTGAATATGTTAATGCGCATTTCGGGATGTACGGATTACAGTTTAACGGTACTTATTCTGCGATTCCTCTGTGGGGTACCAAGATCCGATTGTTCAGCACCTGCGCGCTCTTCTCTTTGTGCACTTTCGATTTGACGCTTTATGCGGAGAATACGTCAGTTAGCGCGTTTTTTCTGGTTGATGAGCCGAATGGTTTCGATGATACTTTGGCTATGGATGTTTACCAGTCTCCGTTTGTTACCGGTATCCAGGAACAGTGGGCCGTTTGCACTAATTCATATCTGTCGAACATGTTAGCTTTTGACGTTGTCCGAAATTATGGTCGTCCTAGCGATTTGTATTTTTGTTCGATCGGCACCATATCAGCCCCCGGGGGCATGAATGCCCAGATCAACTATGTGTACAATGCCGCAAATAATGACGGGGTCGAAGTGTTCCCGGGCCCACTTTATGTATATGGGCTGTACATTGAAAAATGTAATGACGCATTTCTAATGGAGAATGCAACGGCGGATTTGTTCGAAGTGCAGGGGAATTCAAGCTCAATTTCGCAGTATGGGATTAAAAGCGATGCGCTTTCGCGCATACGGTTGACTACATTTACCGTTACAGGCAGCTCAGGGGACGTCCGTTGGTTGTTCCCGACGGGGTCTACTGTAGCCTATCCTGCGGTAAATAACTCGATTACAGACGGCCACGGGGCCTATATAACGCGAAAGGCATAAAATGCCCAAAGATAAGAAGCCTAAGAAAATCAAAAAGCGTAAATTACCTCCTATTTTTGAGACGAAACTAAAGGCAAAGAAGGGAGATATTGAGTCTTTTTGCGGCGAAGATGTCTATGTGGCTGCATTAGAGGGTCACTTGTCGCGACTTGAAATTGTGATTTTGGCGACCAAACCGGAGAATTTCGAGAGATTTGCACGGCGCGGTAGGGTGTAAAAATGACCAGTTTAATTGATTATGTCAAATTGCTTCAAACAGGATCCACTTTAACACCGGGATTAGAGGACGATTTCCCCTATCCTCCTCACGCGCCAAGTCACGAGGCGGGAGGGTATGATGAGATTGATATAGGCTCGCTTAGCGGCACTTGGGACATGACCAAAACGTATGTGCTTTCTTTGCCTGATAGGGGTACTGTGACCGGACAGGAGGCCCTTAGTACACATTTTTCGGCGGGTGCGGAAGCGGATGAACATCTAACGGTCAGCGGTAATGATGTGATTGTCGCTACGGGAAATGGGTGGATCCGGAAGGTCGATAGCCACACTGACCCGTTGTATGCCTGTGATTGGGCAGCTAGCTCGAAGACCATTGGGCTGGATGAAATTTGGTATGTTGGCGTCGAATACGATTCTGGTACTGATCGAGGTTTGGTCGTTTATCATAGCGCGTGGGATTGGAATGGGCATACGGATTTCCCTTTGGGATCGGTAACGAGAGACTCACAGGGGGTACATGTACTTAACAATCCTCAGATAGCGGCCGATGTTGCGCAACACGCCTATCATAGGATTTATGAGACATTGCCTTTTAAGCGAGCGGACCGGCTTGGAGGCGGTATTATCGCGGGATCGGGGACGCTCAATATTACGGTGACCGCGACTGAGTTTTATGACGGGTACAATGAATTTGATTTGACCGCGAAAAATACGGGAGGGTCGGACACTTTCAGTGCATATTATTATGATGGCGCTTGGCAAGTAGCCACTGCGCAAACGCAATGGGATAATCTACAGTACAATAACTATGGTACGGGCCTTGCGACATTGGGTGCGGCTAAATGGGGTTTGCATGAGCTATGGGCGGATTTGGACGACGAGTTAGTGTTGGTCTATGGTCAGCAAGAGTATACGACAGAGGCGACAGCATTAGAGGCCACACGTATTCCAGTGTCGCAATTACCGACAAGACTTCGCGTCCATGGCGTTTATTTAGGTAGATTTGTTTTTCAGAAAAGCACAACCCCGTTACCGGACCATGTGCAGAGTGTGTTTGTAGATTTTGCGGGAGTTGGTGCGGCTCCCGGAAATGTGTCTCAGTTGGATTCTCCCGATACGTCTCAAGTAGCTGTTGTGGCAGCTTTCAATTCAGGTCATGGGGTGATTGCGGCGCCTATCAGCGCTATTGCAGACGGTGACCTAGCAATTAATAGAGCTTCGTTTCATCTTGATGAGACGAATAATAAACTGTATTCGAAATGGCGTGAATCGGGAGGCACATATATCACTAAATTAGTTGGAGGTACAACTGAATTAGAATCTCCTAATAGCGCCAAAACCGGCATGGTCGAAGCGCTCAATTCCGGGCACGTAGCGATAGAGACCCCGTCCAGTGTGATCGCAGACGGGGACTTGGATAATAGCCATACGTCGTTCCATCTAGATGAGTCCAATAATAAATTGTTGGCTCGAATACGAGAATCGGGAGGGACCTATAAGACACATACTATCGGGGGCGTGTCGGAATTGGAGTCTCCCGACAGTACCCAAACCGAGGTTGTCACAGCGGTAAATTCAGGACATGCGACTCTGGCAACTCCCGCGAGCGCCATTGCGGATGGGGATTTAGCTGTTAGCGAGATTTCGTTTTATCTCGATGAAACAAACGATTTACTGAAGGTCAAAACCCGTGAGTCCGGAGGCTCGTATTTCACACATACGATTGGAGACACTTCGCCTCCCTCGCAATTGGATTCTCCCGACGGGCTGAAAACTAAAGTCGTCTATGCGCTTAATTCGGATCATTCGGTTTTGTCGATACCGAATAGTGCGGTCAGTGCTGGGGATCTTGAGGCCAGTACGATCAGCATGTACTATGATGAGACCGAGGACGCATTGAAAGCCAAGGCCAAAGATTCGGGCAGTGTCGAGTTAGTGTTTATGCTTGGGAACTATGATTTCTCCGCATATAACTCTTTGACGGCGGGAACGCATGGGGGGTCCAGTTCAGCCGATTCATATAGTAATATGGTCCTCAATACTACTGGACGAGATAATCTGGTTAATACAAGTCGATCTGGGAATGACATCACTATCGGACAGGGGACCTATTTTGTGTATGCTAGTCAGCCGGTAGTGGGAGTTGGAGAAGCCTTTCTTGAGATGATAAAAACGTCGGATAGTTCGCAACAATTGAACGGTCCGAACGTTTTAACGGGGTCGTTCATCGAAATCACGAGTGGGTTATGTATTTGTTATGGCGAGTTGGAAGTGAGCACGTCGACGACATATCGGTTTCGGGTCTATACTCAATATGCGGTATCGACATATGGACTGGGATATGCTGTTAACAAAGGATCTCGGGAGGAAAGATACGGCCAGTGTTACATTCGGAGAATAGGCCCGTATGTTAGTGGAACGTAGGATTGGGTATGTACAATAAACACATGTGCAATATGTATGATGATTTTTCGTTACTCCCTGCGGATGCGGGGACGTCCTACTGGGGTGATTTTTCGGTACCCCTTTTTGGTACTGGGAATCATGGAGTTAACGGTAGTGACGAGTTGTACATCGATGGCAATCAGGGCGGCTTTGGTGGTACGATGTATGGTCATTGGTCTACTGTTGCGCAAAGAGTTTGGGAACTCGATTATTATCCGGTTTTCCGAGCGAGTTTTCAGCAGTATTCAGTTGCAACGGCTAGTTGGGAATTTCGTCTTGGATGGAATGCAATAACGGGTAGTCAGTACACTAACGATTGCTTTGGGCTTTTGGGAGGGGGAGGTAGTACTTATTACCAAGCGCAATCGAAAATAGGCGGCGCGGTACAATCTACTCAGACATTTTCAACCGCGTGTGATACGAACTGGCATGAAATTGAGGTCCATTCGTTAGGGCCTAGTGGAGATTGCCTTTGTATTTTGGACCGAACTGATATTGTAACGCTTCCTAATGCCGGATTGTACACTGGGGATTTTTGTTTTGGCATGACTTTCGCTAATTCGACAACTACTAACCGAGGGATAAAGGTTAGGTGGTGGCAAGTGATGCAACGTTTGGAGACCTAGATGGACAGTGGATATAAATATGTAGCAGATGATTTCGTTCATTACACGTGGCGATCAGACTATTTCAACAATTCTAGTTCAGGCAGTCCTCCTGCGGTCCAATTGCTTCCTTACACGGCGAGTCCAGATCATTACGGGGGGTCACTACATCTTCGCTCAAATGCGACCGGGGCGAGTCTCAGAGAGGTGTCTAGCACCACTTCGGGGTTTACCGTTGCCAACCAAGTGTCATTTTACGCTCGATGTAAAATGCCTGCCTATTCAGCGAGCGAGAAAGATTTGTTTGATTTTGGCTTGCAAGACAGTTCATCGTTTAACGCATACCTGCAATTTATCATTTACTATGCAGAGAGCCCTCAAAATTTTTTCATTTATTCCCGGGCGAATAGCGGGACCAGTGAGGTGGGGTACAACATTGGGATTGCGCTTCCGGGAGGCGGTGGATCGACGGACTGGTTTGAGGTTTTGATCGAGACATTTGGTACTGGTAATAACGCATATTGGGAGCTGACCTATGACACGGCTGTT